CAGAGCCAATCTGTGCGAAGCTGACCTGTGCGGAGCCAATCTGCGCGGAGCCGACCTGCACAGAGCCAATCTGTGCGGAGCTAACATCGATTACGCCTGTTGGCCGCTATGGTGCGGGAGTCTGGGCGTTAAAGTGGACGTCCGTATAGCGCGGCAGCTTGCGTACCATTTGTGTGCTTTGGACTGCGATGACCCAGAGTACATCAAGGCCCGGAACGCGATCCTTGATTTCGCAAACCGGTTTCATCGTGCAGACGAGTGCGGGATACTGGAGGCAGAAATAAAGAACGCCGCCCCTGACACGGCAATTGTCAGAAGCGGCACGATAGGAGAGTGCTGATCTGATGGAAAATCGCGAGAAGATTATCTTGGATCTATGCGGTGGATCCGGCGCATGGAGCAGGCCGTACAAGGAGGCTGGATATGATGTCCGCCTGATTACACTGCCGGACTATGATGTCCGTACATACCAGCCTCCCGATCATGTATACGGCATACTGGCTGCGCCGCCGTGCACGGAGTTCTCGGTATTGAATTGTAAGGCGGAGCCAAGACCGCGCAATGTGGATGCTGGATTGTCCATCGTTACAGCATGTCTGCGCATCATTGCAATGTGCCGTCCTGTATGGTGGGCGCTTGAGAATCCGTCCGGACATCTGCGGGAGCACATGCACACTCCGACGCTCACGTTCCAGCCGTGGGAATACGGAGATCCGTGGACGAAGCGGACGATGATATGGGGGATTTTTAACCTTCCGCCGAAAGTCTACAGCAATTGGGAGGATGTACCTAATAAACTGCCGCTGTATACGCGGGCTGGCCGCAAAAAACCTAATTATGCGTATCTGCATAAATCGTCGCAATCCCTAATCCCGCAGTTGGCATGGGCGCGTCCGCAGACGGACGCAGGCTTTCGCGCGATCACCCCACCCGGATTTGCAGATGCGTTTTTTCGGGCAAACAAATAAGCCGCTTCCCGACTGCCATCGGAAAAGCGGCACGTAAGAAAACCCGAATCAAAAAGGCGATCCTTACAGCTACAGTGTAGCATTGGGGGCGCTGGAAGTCAAGGAGGCATATAAAATATGACCTTTGCCGAACGGGACGAACTCGCGATGGAGCTCTGGAAGGAGGGAGAAAACTATGTATTACGAAGGGATTGGCCCGGAGCGCGGAAAGCGCGTCTCCGCAGAAAACGCGCCGGCTTATGCAATGGTACGTTGCGGGATCGGCCGGATGCAGGATACCCCGGAAACGCCGGAGTTCCTGACAGCCCTTGTAGATTGGTATTTCTCGGGCAACTGGATCCGGAGGGAGGGCGATCCGCATGATTCCTGACCGCAGAGTTGACTTTTACATAACCGGCACGGAAACCGTGGAAGTCCATTTCCCCAATGGGGATCTCGCTTGCCAGTGGTGTCCCTTTTGCAAGCGGAAAACCTTCCGCGGAAATACTCGCGTTATCTGCGTCAAGACCTATGAACCGCTCAATGAGATTTATGAGACCCGGCGGGGCGACGACTGCCCGCTGGCTATTCAGGAGGTGGACACATAATGGGAATCCCTATCCTAATCATCGGTGAATCTGGCAGCGGAAAAACAACCAGTCTGCGCAATTTTGAACCGGGGGAAATCCTGGTCTTCAGCGTGGCCAACAAGCCCCTGTCATTCCGCAAAAAACTCGATACTGTCAAAAACGCGACCTATGAATCTATCGGCGCCGCACTCAAGCAAAAGCAATACAAGCGGTATGCCATCGATGACAGCCAGTACCTGATGGCCTTTGAACTCTTTGACCGCGCGAAGGAAACTGGCTATGGGAAGTTTACGGATATCGCCGTGCGCTTCCGTTCCATGATCGACTACATCTCCCGGTCTTTGCCGGATGATACGATCGTTTACCTGCTGCATCACAGCGAAATCACAGACAGCGGCAAAATCAAGGCCAAGACTGTAGGTAAAATGCTCGATAACCAACTCACCGTTGAGGGCCTGTTCTCCGTCGTCCTGTATTGCAGGTCAGACGGGCATCGATATCACTTTGAAACCCAAACCGATGGGTATACAACGGCGAAATCTCCTAAAGATATGTTCAATCTTCTGGAAATCGACAACGACCTGAAGATGGTGGACGGCACCATCCGGGAATATTGGGGTTTAAATACTGAAAAATAACAGGAGGAGTACATACGATGAAAGCATTCAGCGGATACGAACCGAAACGGAGCTATGTCAGGGAGCAGCTGCCCGCGGGCGGCTATGTGGTCAAAATCATGGACGTAAAGCCCGTGCATAACGACTGGGGGGATATCCTGCTCCTGAGCTTCGATGTGGAAGAGGGCGACAAAAAAGGCTTCTTCCGAGACGACTACAGGGGCCAGACGTATGAAGACAAGAAGTGGCGGGGAACCTACCGCCTGCGCATCCCCGCAGACGATGGCAGCGATAAGGACGCATGGGCGAAAAACGCCTTTAACAACGCTATGTTTGCCTTTGAAGACAGCAATAAGGGTTTCCGCTTTGACTGGGACGAGAACAAGCTCAAAGGTCTGTTGGTAGGCGCGTTGTTCCGCAACGAGGAGTGGGAGATGAACGGACGGACTGGCTGGACCACAAAATGCTGCTCGCTTATCCCGGCGGATGATATCCGCAGTGGAAAGTTTAAAACGCCGAAGGATAAGCCGTGTCAGGACAGACCGGCGTCAACGCCTTTTGAAACAACCGGCCCTAAGGATTTCGAGGCGCTGGACGATGATGACGACCTCCCGTTCTGAGCGCGATGGCGGAATACAACCATTTTGAGATTGAACGGATGCTGGAGAGCATGGTGGTGCTGGTGGATACGCGGGAGCAGGATACCCCTGCCCTGCGGCGCCGCCTGAAGGCAATACAGTATCCATATGAGCGCTGCAAGCTCGACTATGGGGACTACTCATGCCGGTTTGTAAACCCAGTGGGAGAGCCCATTAGCGCGGCAGGAAAAATCTGTATTGAGCGCAAGATGAACCTTGACGAGCTCTGCGCCTGCTTTACACGCAGCCGCGCTCGGTTTGAGCGGGAATTCATCCGGGCCAGAGAGGACGGGGCCAAGGTCTACCTGCTAGTAGAAAACGCGAACTGGGAAAAGGCGCTCAGCGGCGCCTACCGCAGTCGGATGAACCCTGCCGCGCTTACCGCGTCCCTGCTGGCCTGGAGCGGTCGGTATAACCTTGTTCCTGTCTTTTGCCGGAGTGAGACCTCCGGGGAACTGATCGGCAGGATCCTGCGCTATGAACTCAAAACGATTCTGGAGAGGGGCGAACTGTGATGCTGAAAAATGGATATATCAAGCTTTACCGCTCGCTCCTCGACTGGGAATGGTACGACGATACCGTCACCAAATGTCTGTTCCTGCATCTGCTCCTGACCGTCAACGCCTACGATGAGGATTGGAAAGGAATTGTTATCAAACGCGGTTCCCGTGTTTCCTCATATACCAAACTATCCGAGGAATTACATTTTACAATTAAGCAAATTCGGACAGGGATACAACACTTAGAACGGACAGGCGAAGTGGCAAGGACGGCATATCCAAGATTTACTGTATTTACGGTCACAAACTACGATGCCTACCAGACCAGAGGGCAGGCAAAAGGGCAAGCAAATGGCACGCAACCGGGCAGGCAAGGGGCAGGCAAAGGGCAACAAAGTAAGAATATAGAAGAATATAAAGAAGAGAAGAAAGAAAACGCGCGCGCGTCCGGCGCAAAAACGCCGGAGCGCCCGACCGGAGAAAAATCGATTTTTGAAAGGATGCGGGAATGATGGGCTACGAGCTGAAACCATCGGACGTGTATGACCTGGCCCGCGTCCTGGACGCCGACGTCCACGAAAAAAGCGGGGAGCTTTTCTTCACCTACTGCCCATACTGCCGAGGTGGGGAAAGCAGGGATAAGAACACCTTCTCCGTCAATCTCACCAGCGGGGCCTTCAAATGCTTTCGCAGCGGATGTGGGAAGGCCGGGCATTTCGTGGAGTTGGCCCGGGATTTTCACTACCATCTGGATTTTGGCGACACCACCCGCCCGAAAGTGTACCGGGAGTTGCCCCAGCGCCCGATCCCCGTCCGGGAAGGCGCGGTTGTATATCTTCAGTCCCGCGGCATTGGCCGGGCAATTGTAGAGCGATACCGTATCACCACCCGTAGGGACCGGCCGGACATCCTGGTCTTCCCGTTTTACGACGAGCACAACGTTCTGGCTTATGTCAAATACCGCAACACGAGATTCAACGGCAAAGGCAACAAGGAGTGGTGTGAAAAAGACGCAAAGCCGATCCTTTTCGGCATGACGCAATGCGTAGGCTTTGACCGCCTGGTTATCACCGAAGGCCAGATTGACAGCCTGACGCTTGCAGAGTGCGGGGTTCCCAATGCGGTCTCCGTCCCGAACGGCTGCAATGGCTTCACGTTCCTGGAAAACGTGTGGGATTGGATCGTGCAGTTCAAAGAGATTGTCGTTTTCGGCGACTGCGAGCACGGGAAGGTCACACTGCTGGACACCTTGCAGCGGCGGCTGCCGAACACCGTCAAGGCGGTCTGCATGGAGGACTATCTCGGCGAGAAGGATGCAAACGATATTTTTCGTAAGTATGGGAAGCAGGCAATCCTTACCGCCGTGGAAAATGCGGAAGTGCCGCCTGTGAGCAATGTCAAACGGCTCTCCGACGTGGAGAGCGTGGATATCTACAGCCTGCCGCGAATCTTCTCCGGGATTCCTGAGCTTGACCGCATCATCGGCGGCTTCTACTTTGGTCAGGTGAT